TCACTTCGCGGTAAGCGTTCTCCTCCAGCAGTTTGACAATCGGCTCAGACTCCAGTGTCAATGTGCGGGCGATGGCGGCCTGCTGGTCTTCCGGGTATAGCGACACCAGCGTGGCTTTGCGCTCCGCCAGGAGGATTTCGTAATCCAGCACCTCCACCACGTCGGGGGCGGGTAACTGGCTCAGGTCGATAGTTGCCATAATTCAGCTCACAGGAAGGGTTAAGGAAATGGCGGCGGACGTGTCTTTGCGGATGCCGGTGAGTTCAACCATGCCTTTTCCGTCAAACGTCGTTTCAAAGGTGATGCCGGTCAGGCTGACGCGTGGCTCCCACTTGAGGATCGCGCAGTAACAGGCCGCCATGATTTGCAGGCGCAGCGCCGCATTCTGCGGGCGGTCAGTCAGTTCAGACAGCAGTGAACCATAATCACGGCGCATGACGCGGGAACCGACGGGCGTACGCAGAATGTCGCTGACCGACTGCTGAATGTGCGCCAGGTCTTCGACGCCGCGCCCAGACTCGCGCGCCATGCCGATGTATTTTGCGTTACTCATGACGGCACCTGAGTTTGACCGCCGCCCGTCTGGACGCCGCCATGTTTATGGGTATGAACAACGATGCCGTTTGACGTGATACTCCCGCCGGAATGGGTGAGGTTGCCGGTCATCTGGCCGCCTTGTTTAATCTCGATAGTGCCGGTGGTGAGTTTGTTAGTGCAGACCACTTCCGGCGTGTCGAGCGTGATGCGCGTTTTCGCCGTGCAGGTAATCAGCGGGGCAGTCACCGCCACCTTATCGGTAGCGTTCACCGTGGCAGACTTAATGCCGGTTGCCAGCAGCGCGCCGGTTTTGGGTTCGTACTCAATCACCGCGCCGTCAGGAAACGTGACGTGTACGGCATCCGCCGAGGCAGACGGGGCGGGGAATTCATCAGAGAAAATGCCTGGCATCACAAAGGCGGTATTCAGCTCTCCGCCCAGGCAGAACAGCAGAACCTGTTCACCGGCGGACGGTGCCCACCAGGAACGAGAACGCCCCGCGCGGGACGTCAGCCAGTGCAGCCAGTCGGTGACGTTGCCGCCGGTGTTGACGCGACAGGTGCCCGCAACCAAATCCACTTCGGCGACAGTACCAATACGGGTCAGATTGCGCAGCAGGCGCGGAATGTCGTTGTTTGGGATGGATGTATTCATGCATAAAAGAATGCCGCCCTGTCAGGCGGCATACAATTTGAGGCGGGTTGATGGCTGGTGGCACAACGTGTGGATAACTGACCGAGGAGTATTAGCTCATACATGAGCTGACACATTTCATAGGTAGAACATCTTCAAATATGACAGTTTGGTTTGAGCGAGAAGCTGGCGATCGATTCATTGAAAAAATAGCCGAAAACTCTCTAGATTCGATATGACAATTAATATATAAACTCAAGGGACAATATCCATTATTAGAGTAAAATTCATGGCAGATGAAGATAAAATTAAAAGTCTATACCCTACTGCACTTTTTCATTTTGCAGAAGAAATCGACTCATTGAAATCTATATTGGAATGCCAGTACTTTAAGGTATCATATGCAAAAGAAATTATTTTCTCTTCAAAGTCTCGATTTGTTATGGGTATACCCATGGTTTCATTTTGTGACATAAGGCTTTCTCAATTAAATGAGCATACAATCAAATATGGTCATTTTGGATTAGGAATGCATAAATCTTGGGGAGAGAGAATGGGGTTAAACCCTGTTTTATATATGAGCAAACAGAGTGCGTTATTCAGAAAATACAATGACAGAATGCTTGAGTTAGGTGGAAGTGTTGGGAAACTTGCTAATGAAGAAGGGAAGTCGCATCCTGATTTTCTCCGTAAGGTTAAGAATTATAGAGAATCTGCAAACCTAATAAGGTACATGAAGAATTATCAAGGAACTCTTCATCGTGTTGGACATAAACCAGTCAGTAATTATATATTTGCCGATGAAAATGAGTGGCGTTATGTTCCTGCCGTTATGGATACAGAGCATTTTGTTGTATCGGTTCCCTCTGAAGAGAAAACCAAAAAAGATCCCAAGCAATGGAAGACTAAGTTTAATGAAGAACTAAAAGCTAAGGGTATAAGGTTGGCTTTCACGACTGATGACATAAAATATATAATAGTTAATGATGAGGCAGAGCTAGAATTAATTATAAATATATTAAAAAAAACCTTCCCGGTGGATAAGGTCGATAAGTTAATAAGCAGGGTTTTTTGCTCTAAGCAAATATATGATGATTTGTAAGAGCTATTATTCTGAATTTGTTAATTTTATCAAAAGGATTTAAAAAAATACAATCATCGTTTCAGGACGGAACCTGCACCAATGTCTAGGTGTTTGTAACGTCCGCTCCTGGCACAGGTTGTGTGAAAACTTTTTTGGCCGCTAAAACTGCCAAAAACAGAGCTGAAAACCGCGCTCATACGTAAAATTCGGCTCTACTAACCAGTCGATCAATTCCAGATTTTGCGTAGACGTGCGCACTTCAGTTTTTGGTCAGGTTTTTCACACAGCCTGGGCACTAAGCAGACGAGGTAACAGTCCGCTATGAGCGAACTGCGGACATTGCTAAGAGCTTTCTGTGTGAGTCAACGGGGGAAAGGTCAATGATGTTTTTCGTTTGACGCTATCAGTACACATGAGAAATTGCACTGATGAAAAAGAAATCAGAAATGGATGTTTTTTTATAACGACTTTAGGCTGATATAGCCGAATAAAATCAATTCATTTTATCGTCAGCGTCATAAATGAATTGAGCAAGGAGGCTCCCTATCGAGGGAAAAGGTACGTGTGAAGGTTGGATATGAGTTTCGCTACTAAGTATGCTGTGCTTATAATAACGTTTGCAAATTATCTCGCCATTCTCTGGAAGCCAATGTGTCGCTTCGGGAAATAGTGCAGAACTCAGAGGATGTTTCGCATTCGGGTTATGAAATATTTCAATCTCCGCAGTCCATGGTTCATGATTATAAGGCTTCCACAAAGAACGATACTCTTTGCTAGTTACGTCCATAATGAAAGGAATAGCGCATACAGCACCGTGAGAATCATCAGCGAATTTCCCAATTCTCACATAGCGATAGCCATCAATTAAAACGCCGGAGGAAACAGGCACTCTGCTCAGTTTGGACAAAGTAGCTGCATTCGAAAAAATGACCGCCGAGAGTTCTATGTTTTCAGGCGACAAAAATAAGCCAGCACGGATATTCGGATCGCTCGAAAGGAATTCGATAATTTCGGGCACAGCCACAATTTTTCCATCTTTTTCTTTCTCTCTGCCATAAAATCCATAGAGGTAGGTCATGAGAGCCTCTCGACTCCACCTCATTGAACCTGGAGCGTGAAAATCCGCTACTGCAATAGCAAATGGTTTGCCTTGTACATGCTTCAGACTGGTATAGTTTTTACGCAATTTATTTCGTAAGGTCCGAGCGTAGCGTTCAGCGGCAATTCCTGAAACTCTTTCTTGTAGATCTGCAGGAACTTTGCCGCGTCCAGCCGTGGCATGGTCGTAACGCTCTGGTGGATTAACTGTTACTGCCTCGACCCAAGCTTCTTCCCCGGCTCTATTCGCCACATAGAAATCAGGAGAATCATGATCTTGTGTTACCAACATACCCTGTTCGCGGAAACTAGCCAGAAGCATGGCTTCCCAGATCCGTGTGTGGAAGCTATCACCCTGACATTCTTTCGCCCAGTGAGAGTCTGGATTAGGCATTGCCAGATACAGTTGATTTAGCATCCATGCGCCAGGAGCTCTGGAAGGGTGTCCAAGCATTTTGAATATGCCACTTGGTTGCACGCCTTTGGTATCCCATAGAGGTGCACGTCGTCTAGACCCCGGAGGCAACGGAACGCGAGCTGCGAATTCATTGCACGCTTCACCAATTATTGCCAATGCGTTTTCTTCACTAAAGGAATTTGTTTCCCTGCGCAGTACTGTCCATACGTCGTCTTCACGACGCCTCATTATAAGAATGCCATGCTTACCGCTATGACAGTTACGAGTTAAAGCACAAAGTGTTATCCGATCACTACTCTCCCATGCACTTACAGGAGGGTCATCACCAAATCCCAAACCTCTGGGCAGCGATAAGGCATATATTTCGAAAAGACCAGAAGGAATTGGAGTCATAGAGGAATGTCACCTAATGAGCTGCGAAAATTGTAAGAAGCTGTCGATGATTTTAAGGCTTTATCATTCCGCCCTGAAACTAACATCTTAATCCACCCGGGGGAAACAATGGATTCCCAATTCTAGAATTTAATAAATGAGGTGTAGTATCTAATTATTCAAGGGGGGCGTGAAGATGGCCTTTGCAAAATGTATGCCCCGCCGGTACCAGCATGACTAGTTCTAATGAGTTGAAATTATCCGATGCAAGCGTGGCATGGATTAACTCACAGCTTTAAGAAGAGGGGCCAGTGTGTTGTTATAACTGCTGTTTGACCCAGCTCCCGTTAACTAGACGGTCTGCTATATCAACTTCCGCTATTGGCACAGAGTTGCCTCTAAGGTTTAGTTTGGCTCTGTACCGTAGTTGCGTCAGGTCAAACCTGTGCTAATACATTTTAGCAACTCATCTTCCACAATCTTCAAATCTTCCGCATCAAATCCCAACAATGGGCGAGCAGGATAAGGCGCTTCTTTAGCCCAGACGTTCGGACGATCTCGCAGGCCATATTGATGCACTTCAGCCATTCGTTTAACTCTGCTAGTGAACTCCACCACCGCATCATTATTTGAGCCTTTGGCCTTCATGTACTTGGCCGTGCGCAGCTTGCTAAACATCTCACGCTTTAGTCGTCCTTTTTTGCTGCGGAGGATCTGATCCTGTCTTGGGGTGAATGGCTTCCCCTCCGGCGTAACCTGCCGTTTGATTCGCTGTTGTTGGTGTTTGCGCAGACGCTTTGCAATCACTGTCGCCAAAGCTTTTCGGCGCTGGGGTGAAAGCGCTGCAATCAGTGCATCGATACGGTTGTCAAATGCGGTCAGCTCACTCATTCCACTGACTCACTAACTCGCCGTGCAGGTACAGTTTACGCGGCCTTTCCACCGGCTCCGGCAGCGGCGGTTCTGGGAAATGCTCCACATACAGACCGGCATCAATCTGTTTGACGATCACGCGCTCGGTGAGTTGGAGATAAACGGCAATGTCATAGCTGCCATCATTGAGCATATCGGCTTTGAACTTATAGCCGGTTTGCTGTTTCTCCGGTGTCGCCATGATGTCCGGCTGATGCTCACGCAACCAGGCCAGAATAGGCACAATGATCAGATCGCAGTCCTGGACAAAGTCGGTAATTAGCAGTTCCACCTGATACTGATACTCAAACGAAAGCGAGCTGCTGAGCGTGGAAACAATACGCCCGTTATCCACAAACATCCGCAATGTGTCGGGGCAGGTTTGCAGCACCGGCACGGCGTCAGTTAAGGCTTTTCGCAGCTGTGCGGGTTTTAACACGGTGTTCCTCCTGGCATTGTTTGACCGCTTCCACCTGGAGGCCACAGGACGTCAGCGCGGCCTCCAGGTTTCTGACATCACTGCTCAAGTCGCCGTTACTGACCGGTGAGCTTGCCGGTATCGGGCAACTCGTTACCGCCGGACAGCCAACGTAAATAATCTGCGGCGCTGGCAAAGGCGGGACGTGAGTGCATCCGGCTAATACCAACAGGCAGACGAGCGCCATACCAGTCGCGCATTTCCTGATTTTCATTAAGTAACCTTTGAATGTGAACTTCACGGACGCGTGCCTGCTCACTTGCCCGTACGAGATGGGTGCGCAGGCGTTGTTCCTGGCGTTCCCGCGTTACGGCCTCATCGTTCAGGCGATTAATGGCGTTGTCGCGGCTTTCAATACCGGCGGACAGGGTGCCGATAATGCGCTGCGCCTGGTCCGCTTCATCATGTAGGCCACCAATCCGCCAGGTTTGCAGCCCCGCCAGGGCAAGCGCCGCCAGCAGTAACACAATTAAAATGCGCATCAGACTCCCCGCAGGCAGTAAGCCAGCTCATTCGCGCGGCGGCGCTCCAGGCCGGTGACGCGGACACCGTTCACAAACACCCAGCGCGGCAACTGTTCGCAGGCTTTTCGCCATTCACCCTTGTTGATGAAAAATGCCAGGGTGGATTTACACGCCGCCGTCACACCGACGTTAAAGGCAAAGGACACCACGGCGTCATAAACCGGCTGCGGCATGGCAACCGGCATACAGCGCGCAATGCCTTTCTCCACCCGCATCACATCTTCCACCAGATTCACGGCGGCCTGACGTTCGCTGATTTGGGTCTGCGGCTTCACACCTGCGGTGTGCCCGATGCCGTTTGTCCAGACGCCCGCGCTGCACTGATAGGCGGACAGGCGGCAGCCTTCAAAATCAGCGATAAGTGCCAGACCGGCGGCGGAAGTTTTCAACGTCGGCGTTTGTGGCAGCATTGCGGCAATCGCCAGGACAGCGGCGACGGCGCAGCGTCTAACGATTGATGGCTGCATTAATGTCCCCTCTGATGCCCATTTGTTTCAGCAGTCGGTAAGTTTTGCGCCGGTAGTACCAGTTCACCAGGAAGGTCGCGACGCCGACGGCGGCACCGACTAAAAAGGCAATATCCTGCGGCGACATTGCGCCGAGCCATGCAAGAAAGGCCGCGACGCAATAACAAATAAACGAGGTGATGCGCTCCATGGTCATCAGTCCCAAAGTGAGACGGTTTCGCTGACTGCGGCCTGAGTAATATCCGGCAGCTCCACCGCGTAGCCATGGGGCAAAATTGCCCCGCGAGCGGCTAAGCCAACGTTAGCCGCGT